TGCATCACGCGCTCACGCATGATTTCACTGTTGTAACTGGTTGTAACTTTTGCGCCTTGCCAATCTGTTGTGTGGATCAAAGCCACTTCAGGATTTACTTTGCGCGTATCTTTTTGTGGCGCAGAAACAGGTGGCACTGCACCCAATGCAATCATTGCATCATAAGCACCGCGGTGAGTTGCCTCTACTAAATCTTCACTACGCTCTTTAGATTGCTTGAGTTGTTTCTGCAATCGCAAAATTACCTGGCGTAGTTCTTTTACATCTTGTGACTCAATGCCTTCAGGCATGTCCTGTAATCTTTTTTCAAGGCTCATTTGTAAACACAATCTCCTTGCCGTGATGTGTGTAGCCTTCTTTGTCTATCCAACTATCTTCATGCTCTAAGTTGGCAGTAATGCGCACTGACTTTGCCGCATCAAACATCAACGCAACAATGGCAGGGTCAATGTCCTCTATGTCTAAAAGCGCACCCCACATACGGCCTATGGCTGTGAAGTTTTTGCGAGCGCTCCCGTATTCATTTTGGCGGTCATCAAGAACTTCTTCTACTCTTTTGGACACCTGCAAGTACCATTCCTGTGAATTCTGATTGTGTCGGAACTACATTTATGTCCTTCAGAACGCAAAGCCTGCACAATTAAATTAACAGGGTAATTCTTTTCCCATGCCTCATCTAATGTCTTTTGATCTTCTTTGCCCAAAGAGTCATACATTGTTTGGTATGCACAAACTCCCGCAAAACGACTAGCCGTACGCTTGTTAATTATTTCTTCAAACGCGTTATTTAATGCCATGTGTTGCCTCCTTACGCAAAGCGTACCGCAAAGTAAAAAGCCCCGCGTTAGCGGGGCAGTTTACTTAACTCGTTTTCTTTGTAGGCTTCTTTTTGCTTGCCTTTGCTAACTTGTTAATCTCTGCGGTTACTACATCTGCAACCAAGCCAAATGCAGGGTCTTTCTTGTCAATACTACGGATAGCAGGGCCAACAACCGCCGCTGCTGTTGCAAATGCCAGTGCCTTGAGGTCAGTTACTCCTGCGGCATAAAGGGCAAGAGCGGTAACTGCAAAGTGACGCAGTGCAGATTTAATTGCTTCTATTTTTGATTTTTTTAAGTACATTTTTACTCCTTTGGGCGGGCTACCGCCATGATTGTTTTGTATGTGCGCCTCTTGAGATAAAAGCCATCACCGTTTGACTGGCTACCTGCTACACCGCTTGAGGTATTGCCCTCAAATACTTGTATGTACTTGAGTTTTGTATTGTGGAACTTAACAATGCCCACATGATCAGGTGCGGCATCTTCATCAAATTGGAAAAAAACAAGATCCCCACGCTTAGCCTGACCAAGAGGCACAAGTTGATTATTCTTTGTTAGGTACTTTAACCAAGCATCACATGAAGCAAAACCTTTTCTTGTGTTGGCTACTGCCTTGATTATGCCTGCATCAAAATACATCTTAGAAGCGGCCATAGCACACCAGGGTTGATTGTTTAGCCCAAACCATTTGCCATAAACAGTATCATTGTTAGGGCCTTCTGTGTAACCCACTGATGCCTTACATAGTTCTAAAACTTTGTTAATCATGTTGCCTCCTTATTGTCTTACTGCTTTAAGTATGGCCACTTCTGTAATAAGTAATTGTTGATTTTTGTGAACTTCTTTTAATTGCTGTTCCATGCCACGGCCATCATTAAACAAAGCGTATTCAATTTTTGCCAGTTTGTTATCTTGCGCAGTTAGGCGTGTATCTATTTTGCGCCAAATTTTGAACCCGCCAAGCACTAAGGCTATAAGTTGAGCCAGGGCAAGGCTAGTATCTAAAGTAATGTTCACGGGAAAATGTTACCAATTATGTCCATGTAATGACGCGAACAGTGCCAGTGCTATCTACAATCTTTGCCTGATTAGTTGTAATGTTTAGCCACGCATCACCAATGCGCGGGTAAGTTGGATCAACAGTTACATTAGGAAATGTAAAGCGCACCGCGGTTTCTAGTTTGTTTAAGCGGTTGTTTAGATCTGCAAACATTCTGTGTAAATCAATAGGCTGATTGATGTATGGCATTACGCTTCACCTGCTCCTTGTGCAAGAGTCAATGTTACGCGCTCAGGGCCATTTTCGCCAGGTTGAACCGTAAGGCCAACAATGCGGTAAATCTCATCTAGCGTATTAGGAAAACGGCTATCTGTAATAATAATACGAGCATCATCACCTAGTTGGTAAGTGCCAAATACAGGATCTACATAGGCAGGCACAACAATTTTTAACACTGTTGGTGGATAAGAGGTAGCCAAAGATTGCGCGTTGGCTAATTCTTGCAACACTGTTACATCTGTAATGTCTGAATAGTTAGCGGTTGTTTCTAGCAACGCCCAACCTGCAAGAAGTTTTGTAGTGTCTTGCCCTACTGCAATTTGCTTGCCTTCATTAGATCCAGCGCCTAATGAATACACGGTGTTGGCTACAACTGAACCATCTTCAGGGTACTCATACTCCACCATGTTGCCCGCGGGAAAGGTGAATACAGGAACATTAGGATCACCAAAAGTATAAGCAGTGCCACTGCGCGGAAAGTAAGTGTTAAAGTTTTTAACAGGTAAATCTGTAATGCTGTCGTATTCAACATCAATTGAAAAATCAAAACCATCACCCTGACGGCTAAGATCTTGTACGGCTTGAAACACATTTTTTAATTCATAGTTATAGTAAACACGGTTGATTAACACGCCTGATGATGTTTGTCCTGCGCTGTTATAGCCAACCCCAATGTTACCATAAGTAGCGTTTTGCGCATTTTCAATAAGAATTTTGGCTATGAGTAATTGATCTGTGTTTGTAAATTGAATGTCTTGCGTGATGCGCCTGTGATCAAAATAAGAAATCCATTCTTGCGCGCTAAATGTAAGGGTTTGAGAGGTGCTGTTGTAAGTGCGCCCCCAAATAATTCCACCCCATACCAAAATGCCATCACGATCTACATAAAGGCCGCAATGAGCAGGAATGGTTGCAAGATCAACATTGTATTTATTGGCGTTTACACCTGACAAAAGCAAGTGACCTTGAAAAGATCCAGGTTGATTAAGTTGTTGAGTGAAACCAACACCAGTTAAAGGAAGTTCTCCAATAATAGTGTTGCTTAATAAATCAACAAATAAATAACGGTATGTTGTTGTCATGCCGTTACTCTACTGTGTTGGTATTTGACTCCGTTGTTGGTTCAACAAATTTTGCTCCGTCATAACTCCAGCCGATACCAGCAGGGTTATTTGTGTTGTATTCAACGCAAGTTTTTTCTGTAACTGTCTCTGCAATTTCTAATGAGTCGGCAACGATAATGTTTTCAACAATGTCACCGTTCATAACTGCGTAAGTAGCCATTTTGTTACCTCTCTTTTAGTAGTAAATCAAAACACAGCCAGCGCCACCTGCGCCACCTGTTCGTGTTGCTTGCGTACCGCCACCTCCACCGCCGCCGCCTGAACCTCCTGCGCCACCAGTACCGTTGGCATTACCAGCCGAACCGTTTGCAAGATAACCAGCGCCACCGCCCCCGCCACCATTTGTACCGCCGCCAGCACCGCCAGTAAATGAACAAGAGTTACCGCCTGCTCCTGCCGCTGCAACTACGGCTGCGCCGCCACCACCGCCGATTAAGCCAGCACCCCCAGCACCGCCAATACCAGCAGATGAATGAGCACCTCCACCACCGCCGCCTGAAAGCCCTATGCCACCGTCGCGACCTCTATTACCATTATCGCAACCGCCACCTGCAGCACTACTTGCTGAAGTACCGTCGCCACTAGTAACTCCTGTTCCAGCAACTCCAAAACTCATTCCAACACTTCCGTTGCCGCCTGCTCGCGCTGTACTACCGTCTCCACCTGCTCCACCGCCAGCGCCGCCTAAAAATCCATTGCCGCCATTTTCACTTGTTGATGTGCCGCGACCGCCGCCGCCTGCAATAAATCTATCAAATATTGTTGAACCACCAATTATTCCGTTACCGTTTGTAGCGCCACCAGCACCGCCAGCACCAATAGTGCAAGACATTGAAGTTCTTGCAGGTATCCAACCTTGAAAAAATCCACCAGCGCCTCCAGCGCCTCCACCGCCGCCACTACCGCCAGAAAAATTGTGTCCACCGCCACCGCCACCGCCAATGATGATTGCATACACCTGAGTAATTCCAGCAGGAATAGTTACTGTTCCTGTAGATGTAATTGTTTGTTGCAGAGTTAAATTTTGTTGTCCGCTTGGGGGGGCAGAAGGAATTGTTGCAATAGCCATTAAGAAATCTCCACTCCGCTAATGTGAAAGTTAATTGTGGTAGCGCTTGCTCCGCCTGTGATTGTGTTTGTGGTATCCAATACCTGTTTTAGATCAATGTAAATAGTTGAGTTTGCAGCAATAGCCGTTGTTGTGTGAAGTGCTACCTGACCTGCCGCTGGGCCTAGCCCCATTGTAAATGTACCTGCTGTTGCAGCAGTATTTGTGACCACAATGTTGCTAACAATGGTGCTTGTTGAAGCGGGAACTGTGTACAAAACTGTTGTTGTAGTAAGTGTGGCTGCGGTTCTTGATAATACCTTTGGTGTAGCCGCCATTTAAATTGCTCCCATCATTAGTAGCGTTATCTTATCAGGTAATGAGCCAATAGCGTTTGTACCTGTTTGAGTAAATTCAGTTCCGCTATAAGTTTTGTTAGTAAGATTTTGTGATCCTGTAAGAGTTGCTACGGTTGCGTCAATTGCCAAAGTAACAGAACCGCTTGACCCACCCCCGCTTAAACCTGTTCCTGCTACAACGGCAGAAATGTCACCCGTTTCAGGAATGTTTGTAGTAACCAAAACGCGAGTGTCTGTAATGTTTCCTGAATTAATCTGAGTAACAGCCGCACCCACCGCAACAGTTGCAAGAGAAATTGAGTTAGCAGGCAATGCAGGGGCAACAGGAGATCCCGCAGGAGTTCCAGCGATTACTTGCAAAATTACATCATTATCCGCACCTGCATAATAAGCATCTCTTACCGTCATGCAAACAAGATCAATGCGCGGATTTGTTGGATTGGCCGTTGTAATTGTTAAAACTTCTGTTGCATCATTGTAAGCAGTGTAAACACCCATGTTAATTGTTGTTGTTCCAATAATTGCCGCCCACCCTGAAGCAACGCGTACTGACATACCCGCAGGAGAATTTGCGGTAACAGCCAATGAAGAACTGTTAATGATGCCTGTTGTAGCCCACAATGCTTGCGCTGTTATACGGTCATACTGGGCAGGGTATGATCCTGCTTGTAACCATGATGGGGGTGATTGAAGTGTCATTTATTCTCCTAAATGTATGCAGAATACCAAGAAACGGTAGCCTGCGTAGTTCCCGCTAATGTGCTGATGCCAGTAAAATAAAAATTTGAGTTTCCAGGAGGTGCATCAAACCATGTTCCTGAAATTAAAAGATTACGCGCAGGGTTGCCATTGAGCGTAATTAATTGATTGTAAAGATCAATTTCAAGAGTATCTAGGGCGCTGTAAGTTCCTGTAAAATTAAGCGCATCACCGCTAGTTGTATTGCCAATAACAGGATTAGTAATTGGGCCTGTAATGTTAATTGTTGGATAAGTGGTTGCCCACCCAATGTTAGAAATTGTGGTTGTAACGCTAGAAGAACCGCCGCCGTATGTGTAATCAAATGTTCTGTTATAGGTGCGCCCCAATGTCGCGCTAACAAGCATTGTGGCAGTCTGCAAATTGCTATTGTAATAATTTGGGTCAGGGCAAAAGAATTCAACTTGTGATGTAATGTATCCATAAGTGTAATTAGGATCTACAGTTGTGCGCAAAGAGCGTACGCGAGCATCTACAAATTGCTCAGATGTAGGGCTGTTAGGAAATTTGAAAAAAAGCGGTGTAGTTCCTTGAGTTTGTGGCAAAAGAATACTTTGAATGGTGTTGTAATTAGTTTGTGCAGATCCGTTACTATCGCCAAAAGTATTAAAAATAATTGAAATACTTCTGCCACTGAGAAAATCACGGCCTGTAAACATGCCATCATGGTATCCACGGTTATCATCTTGATTACGGATACCTGGCAAAGACTCTAAGCCATCAACGCTTAGGATTTGATAAGGCGAACCAGCACCGCCAAAGACTTGATTTCTAAAAGCAAAAGAATAAACCTGACTTAGCGTTGTCATTATCTATCCCTAAATTGTTTGCTTACAGATTGCGGAGAAGGCAAAGTATAAGTGCGAGATGCAATAGATGCCGCACCGATAGCACCGCCTTCACCAGCGGCTAATGCGGTAGGAGCAGAAGGAACAATTACATTGCCAAATTTAATAGCATTAACAACCTGGTTTGTTGTGCTGTAAGGGTCAGTCAAATTAACACCAGTAACAGATGTGTTGTAATTAGTTACAACTGTTGGCGTTCCTCCGCTACCAGGAACAGTAGCCGCAATAATTGGTGTGTATGTAGGAGCATTGCTTACAGCACTGGTTGCAGAAGATGCGCTTAAAGTTGCCATAAGAGCGGCCACTTCAGCCAACTTATCCTTGAGATCCTGAAGTTTTTTCATGGTGGACTTATTGATTTCATCAATAGCCTTTTCATAGTCTTTTTGAGCCTCTAGCAGGGCTTCCTGAAGGGTTTTAGCCGCATCTGCTAATCCTTCATTAAGATCTTTTTGTGCGCGCTCCCTAGCCTCTGTGAGAGCCTTTGAAGCATCTGCCAATGCTTCATCATAGGCAGTCTTAGCATTAGCCAAAGCCTCTGTAAGATCCTTATTGGCTTCAGCCAACTTCTCTTTGCGAACTGTCTCAGCCTCAGTAACGGCCTCACTGTATGCCTTGTTAGCCTCAGCCAGCGCTTCATTCATTTCAGTATTAACAACGGCTAATGACTCTTTAAGATCTTTAGATACCTGGTTAAATGAAACCATCAATTCTTCAGTAGCGAGTTTGCCACCCTTGTTCATGGTTTCAGCAAGAACATCTACGCCGCTGGTAGCAGTTTTTTCTGCTTGAGCAAAAGTGCTTTGTAATTCTTTAATTGTTTCAGGCGTAGAACTTAAAATTGATCCTGCAAGAGCATTGCCTGTCTCAGGGCCAGCCGCTACAACTTGTTCAATAAATGTTTGAGAAAAACCTTTAGCCTGCAAAAGTGCCGCATTTTTTGCAAGTTCTTTAACGGCTTCTAAATTCTTTTTAAGGTTTGCCAACAATGTATTGGCAGACATGTCTTTTCCAAAAAGTTTGCCAACATTAAATCCTTCTTGCACATCTTTAGAATTAAATGCGTCTCGTAATCTATCAATAGATTGACGGACAATTGATAACTCTTTTTCTGCCGCGTCTTTTCTTAAAGACGCACTTTTGTCTGCTGCTTTTTTGCGTATTTCATCAAGTTTGGCATTGTTAGCCTTGAGAAGATCTGCTTTTTTATCAGCAAGGTCTTTGTCAATGCTTAGTTCAAGTTCTGCAAAACGCTTTTTGGCTTGATCTTCAGCCTTACCTTTACGGTCTAAGGCTTCTGCTTCCGCATCATCAAAACGCTTTTGGGCTTCAGCAAGAACTTCTTTATTGCGTTTGTTTAAATCAGCAACTTTTTCATCATAATCTTTATGTGCTTTGAGCATGACCTCATTGCGTCTGTCTAATACTTCTTGCGCTTTTTCTTGCGCGTCAGCAATAGCCTCATTCATGTCTTTGTAAATCTTGGTTACATCTTTTTTGTAGCCTTCAAGTTTCTTTTTCTTTTTACTATCAAGGCCACCGCCGCCTCCGCCGCCACCTCCGCCGCCGCCTGTACCTGCACCGCTACCGTAGGTAAATGCACCTTCACCATAACCACTTTTTACAGAACTTTTAAGATCCGATAAATTCTTGCTTGTTGCTTTAATTGACTCTGAAGCCTTTTGAGCGCCATCTGCAATGCCTTTAGCCCAACCCATGCCTGGTACTTTGGCAAGCATGCCAATAAATTTACCAATGCCTTGCACCAAGTAACCAAAACCAGTAAGAACTATTTGCACACCCTTGATAACAATGCCTCTAAATGTTTCTGATTTCTTCCATGCAAAAACAAACGCCGCACCAAGAAGTGCTAGAGCCGTAACTATTAGTCCAATTGGATTTGCTCGCATGGCCGCATTAAGAGCAAGCATAGAAGCGGCTAATCCATTAGTAGAAGCAATTGAAGCAAGAGTTGCACCCTTCATAAGAGTCATAGAAACAACATACAATTGTTGAGCAACTTTTATTGCAACAAGTGCCGCTTTGTAAGCGTAAAAAGCAATTACTAAAGTACCTATAATACCTACATAAATTTTAATTGCGTCACCATTGTCTTTAAGAAATTTACTTAAAGAACGCAACGCAGGAATAAAAGTATTAGTAAGAAATCCTGTAACGCCCAATAACGCAGGCAATAACTTTTTACCTAAATCTTCTTTTAATTTGTCAAAATCATTTCTCAAGGCTTGCATCTGACCTTCAGGCGTGTTTCTTAATTCTTTGTTAAAGTCTTTGTATGTAGAATTTAGAACATCAACAATTGCCGCAGATTTTTCTGCTTCTGTACCTGATGAAATAAGTTTCTTAGTGTGATCATCAAGCACAAAACCAACTCTTGTAAGAGATCCAAAGTTACCGTTAAGAGCCTGCGCCAATCCGTTTGTCATTTGCTTGAATTCATCTGCGCTTGCGTTAGCGCCCTTTTCAGCAGTGACATAATCAAGAATGGCAGGTGTTAATCTTTCAATTGTTTCAGCCTGCAAATTAAATGTTGCCAATTGTGATTGCGTTTGCGTAATGTTTCCGCCTGTTACAACGCCTACTTTTTCTAACGCATCAGCCTGAGCGTTAAGCGCGGCTACTTGTGCATCAGTTGCGCCAGTTCCAACTTTCATCAATTGGTACAAGCGTTGTTGTTGCGCTTCTGCTTCCATAGCCTGCGCAATTACATCTTTACCAAATTGCAAAACCTGAGTACCAGCAAAAGCAATACCAATAGATGCGCCAATTTGTTTTACTTTAGTTGCAAAATTAGCCATGCCAGTAGATGCTGTTTTTACAGAATTATCTACGCCTTTAATAGCACTTTCTGCTTGAGCCAAACCTACTTTTAGATCTTGTACATCTGCTTGTAATTTAATAAGCATTGGGGGGATTAGATCAGCCATGATTAACTCCCCAATTTCTCTCTAACAGCGGTTGTGAAGATCCTGTTGATTTTGCCGCTACGCAATAGCATCAAAGCCGCAGGTTCTAAGTAAGGGTATTTTACCCCCGCAGGCCACTTTCCACCGCCCTTTTCAACTTGACGGGCATAAATCATTGTTGGCCCAACTTCAGCGGTGTAAACACCAAAGCCAGTGCGGTAAGTAGTTTTAATAGATCGCTTGAGATTACCTGTAACTGTGTTAGGCCCTGATCCGCCTACA